TTTGTGTCTAGGAGCCTTCTGGCGAACCTGTAACCAACCCTGAACGTTCCAGACAGAGACCTAGCTCCACCGCCGATGAAGTTCGCATCGTCAAACCTTATCGCTGTTGTTGTGTTTCCAGAGATCACGTTGTAGACGATCTTGAAACCACGCACTGTTGACCAGTCTCTACCGGATGTCTTTCCAGCCCTCTTGAACTGACCACGGGTGACTGTGAAGTGTCCCCAAGCTGGGGATGCGCCAACCGAGTCCGTCCTAGACTGAGACTTGTCCCCCCTAAGCGATGTAAGCTTCTTCACGATGTCTCCAGCAGCCTCTGGAGACCTAACGTCAGTGATCTCTGCCGCTGTCAGCGTGGAGAGGAGCTTGTCCGTTGCGGCGTTGTACGCAGCAACAGCATTCGTCTCTGGATCCTTAAGGTCTACCTCTTGCTGTTTCTTGATATTGAAATCGAAGTAGTAATAGTCGTCAGCAAACGGGTCATTGCCTGTGTTCAGTCCAAACATGACCCTAACCTTCTCAACCTTCTTTGGGTTGTCCATGGCAACCCTCATGTCGAACAGATCTGTGTCTGAACCAGTAGATCCACCGATGTTTAGGTAGTCCTGATCAGATGCCCACTTCTTCGTTGCGCTTGCAACAGAACCCGGACCCGGAGATGCGCTTGGTGTTAGCTCTAAAGCCCCGTAAGTGTCCGCTCCACCAGAGGCGTATCCGTCAGCCTCAGCACCAGCGCCTTCGTTTACAGTGAATGCAGGACTGTCCGGCGTTCCATGAGTAGATCCGTTGAATGTCGCAACGCTTGCTGTGATCGCGTCAACAGCAGAAACAGACGGCTTGGAAGACGGTGCAGCTATTGCCCAGTTATTCCAGTTAGTTCCGTCATACTTCTTCTTGGTCTTGCCGCGAGCGAAGAACGCTTGATACGCATCCTCGCCCATTGCGATATCTCCCTTTCCGTCGAATCCGCTCCCAAGCTGAACGAGAGTCGAGCTTGCTGGCCCACCGTAAACTGAGTCCTTTGTCCCAGCAAACCTGTACTTTTGATCCTGAAGGATTGGGCTAATGAGAGACCTGACGTACGTTCCAACACCGGAGTGGAGCGTGCGGCTTCCTCGCCTTAAGACACGCGCACCAGCAGCATCTGGTATTGTGTTCGTTGCTCGTAGCAGTGCTCCATCTGGAGCGCCGACCATGTCGGCGTCAGGAACCCAAGACCAGTTGGCTGCTCGCTTGAATAGATTAGGCAAAGCCCACCTCCATTACGGGTCAGTGAGCTTGCCGAGATCCTGCGTGCTGCCGTCGTCTGCAACGCTCCTGACCGCAAACTCTGTCGTGCTGTCACCCTCATACCATGTCTGAGCGGTGGCGGTCTGCTTGATCCTGTGAGCGAACCTCTGGAAGAGGAACTGGATCTTCTGCTTGATTGTTGATGCGTCTGTTGGGACTGCTGTGATTTCAGCCTGAACATCATCCAGAGCCCTAGGACCGGGGATGATGATGTACTTCGTGTCGCTGCTTAGGGAGGCGATTAGAGCAGTTCCGAGAGTGATCGCTCCAGCATTCGTGGAGTCAGAGATCGTCCTAGACTGCCCCGCTCCAGTTCCAGCGTAGAACAGGATGATGTCTCCGTTGTACAGATCATTGCTTGTCCCGTCATACCCATCTGTCAGAGCCACTGATGTTCCAGACCCAGACGTTACCGTTCCGTGCGCTAGGACATGCTTTCCGAGAACTCCCTCGATGTCGTGTCCTGTAGCTCCAGCAATTGCCTCGATACCGTGACCCGCGCCGACCCCCTTGGCGTATAGAGCGCTCACCGCTCCGCTGATGTTGCTCGCGTTAAGGTTCAACTGTGATAGATACGCTCTAGTCCTTACCTGAATGTGGACATCCCTGAATGCGGATCCACCACCTGAGATGATCACATCTATGATGGTTCCAGACATCTCGGCAGCGCTTAGCTGGAGGCTGTACATCTTTGCCCCCGTCACCTTGACTGGGGCGTTGTCGCTTCCAGAGCCAGCCTGCCACTCGACCCCGTCGATGAAGATGTCTACGTTGGCAGCGCTAGGCGCAGTGCTGTCGTAGAAGGTGTCGTTGTTAACGGCGGCTAGTCCACGAAGAGTGAAGTACACCGTCTTGGCTACCCCGTATTGTCCGTCAAACTGTAGTGGAATCATGAAATCTACTCCATCTCCCCCCGCTCCGGGGACTGATTGTGTAGTGAACTCAACGACATCACCGAAGACCGTATTGTCGTCATAGCTCCCTCCACCATACTTGTAAATCGACCAGACGTAGAAGGTTTCCGCCAAGTCCTCGTCTACGTCTATCAAGCCTGTTACCGGGCCACCCTCAGAACCAAACCCAGCATACGTCCCATCTGCCGTAACCATCGGTACAGTGTCAGTATACGACACAACTGTGCCAGACGAGTCGTCCGGTGTTCCGGGGTCGGAAGTGTCCCAGCGGCAGTAGAGCAGCCCGTCGTGGCTGTTATGGTCAACCGTTGCACGGAAGACAGCCGACGAGACTCCAACGCTGGTAGGTGAAAGCGTTGTCACTTCTGGAACGTCTGGGAGTGTACTGAGGCTTGCGGTGGCCCCGTAGAAAAGCGTCGATCCATGGACCGTTCCAGTCCTGTCGATCTTCAGCCTGAAGTCGTATGAGGTGTCCGGCGTCAGCCCGGTCACATTCGTGTTGGCAGGATAGAGGGTGCTATACCCAGTCTTGCTAGAGTGGACTGTCGCCCAATCCAGCCACGTTCCGCTCGATGTCTTCTTGTACTGAAGGATCAGATTGACAGCGGTGTCATACGTAGCAGGAATCCACGACATTCCAGAGATGGTGATCTGGAACGCTGTGGCGCTACCCGGAGTGCATGTCCCGACAGTAGGAGTCACCGCCTTGCTGAGGAATGGCCCAAGACTCCTCGACGTGGACCAGTTAAGATCCCTACTCTCCCACCAGAACTCACCGTAGTGCCTGATGTAGATGTTTCTGTCGCACGCGACTGTAGCACCGTAGCTGTTCATCCACTTCGTGCCGGGAGGGTTCACTCCAACGATAGATCCAGCAAGAGTAGATGCGGAAGGCCAAGCAGAATACCCCCAACCATGGTACGCATACTCCTCATCGTCTGCGTAGTCGTTTGAGGAGATGTACCAGTTGTAGGCGTACGGAACCGTGTGTGCAACCTCGTTCACCGTACCCCAGCTTGGAGTTCCTCCGCTTAGTGACCTAGCCATCTCTTACCTCGTCTTGAAGACCAATGCCTTGAGCGTCCCAGATGCGATTGTCTTACCGCTTCCGGTGTTGTTGTTGATGACGCACGTCACGGTGTTCGCAGCCGATACGTAAGCGCTGAACCCACATCCCTGCAAGTCCTTATTGAACGAAGCGAGCGCATGGTCACCGAGGGCCGCGCCCTGAACAGTGATGTCCTTCTCTGCCCTCGATGCCGATCCAACCAAGCCCGGATCCCAAGACGTGGAGTCAGACTCGCCGGACGCACCCTTCGTGGAGAACGTTGACAGAGAGATTCCATGACCATGCAGAACTCCACCACTCTGGTGAGTCTTCGTGACCGCACCAACGCCCAGATCCAAATCCTGAGCCATCCACGTTTCTACTACTATAGCCATTACCCTCTCCCTCTGAACGGTCTCCCGTAACCGTAGTTGACAGGAAAGCGCTCCAAGTAGGAATCCCTCTCCCCAAGCCTCTTTTGACCCATGGCTGCTGTCCTCTCGTCCATCACAGCCTTGATCCTCTTCTTGACCCTCTCGACACCAGCGTTGAAACGCATCTTGAAGTGGCCCGCCATCTTCTTGTCTTCGCCATCGCCGGGAGTCGAGAAGGCTCTATACATCGCCCACCACTCAACATACCTCACGTACCTGTCAGGCAGTTCGAACCCCTCACTATCAAGGTTCCTGCCAAGCCTGAAGTACTCAACGCGAGTTGAGTTCTGGTCATGGACGATCTGCTTGATTCCACCGTACTGGCCTGAGTTGAAGTGGGCCGGAACCTGCCTGATTCCACCAAAGTTCCCGATAACCGGCTCATCATCGAAATCCCACGACGTTACCTGACGTACGCCTCCGAATGTTCCACTCGTCTCGTAGTCGCTGGTTGGGAGCGCACCAGTTGGGACTCCTACCATCCTGATTGTCCAGAGCCCTTCATTGTCCATCGAGTACGTGTACACCCCTCCGGTCTCCGTCTCGTACCTGTTCCTGTATTGCCTGAGATAGCGCTGAGATTCCGGCAAGAGCATGAGCCAGTCGAACGTTACCCTGTCGATTGACACGAAGCCCTCTGGAAGCATTTGAGTGTATGCGGTGGACGGCGGATGAGACACATCCGTCATGTACTCCGCTTCCACTGGCCTAGTGTGATTGATTGGCCCGCGAGCGCCGGGCTCAACAAACTCGCGCTCCCACTCCCTAGTGAAGTTGAATCGACCGAGGTCAACCAGACCTTCTGGGAGGTAGTCCTTTTCGAAGTCGCGTGTGTAGTTTCCAACGCTGTAGTGGTTGGTGTACATCTTCATGTCGAACAGGCAGTCAGCCTCTCTGCATAGATGATCGTACCCGTCCTCTACGTAGTCCTCGATTTGTGCGCGTGTCCACACGTCTCCCGTCTCATCGTCCAGCGCCCTCATAACCCTGTTTACTGATTCTGTCTTGCTGATCATCGTCGCGCTCCAAGGCCACCGACTGTCCTTCTTGCTCCAGCGTACTGAATCTTGTCACGCCTCATTCTGTTGTTCGCTAGATCGGAAAGCTCTTTTTCGTGTGTTGCGTAGTCCCTATAGTGCATGAGAGACTTTTCCGTTTCTTTCCTCTGAGCGAAAAGCTCATAGAGCATGTGGTTCTCAATCGCATCCGAGAAGTCTGAGGGAAGCTCAGCCTTCGTAGATGTACCAGTAACCAAGCCGCCATCCTCTACTACATGAGGGAAAGTGGCAGCGTAGTGGAGCCTGAGCGGGCTGGTATCGTCAGGGCATGCTGGGTATGTGCCAAGGAAGTAGAGGCCACGCATAAACCACCAGCGGGAGTAGTCCTGACGCCCCTCCCACTTGCGCCCATGCAAGCTATCCAACTCCTCTGGCGTCGTAGGCTCCAGCCAACGGTTCGTGTTCGGGTTCCAAACGGCAGTCACACGAAGCGCGTCCGGCCCAAGAATGCCGCGAAGGTCGGCATATGGAGCCGCCTTCTTGCGCCTGACCATGGCTGTCAGTTCGTGAATCTCTGTGGCGTCGGCAATCTCGTCCAGAGCGTTGTTGTACGCAAGGACGAGATCTGACACTGAGAAGAACTTGTAGTCAGGATCTTCCAAGCGCACGATCACGTTGTCTATGATCTGCTGTGCGCTCTTCATGTCTTACCCGCCTAGGCCGATAGCGCTCATCGCGCTCATCATCCTCTGAAGGAATCCCGGCTCCGCTGGACCCGGAGATCCGGCAGGGGATGCCGCTGGCTGAGCGTTGATCTGCTCTGCCGCCAAAGCCGCCTTCTCCTCCGGCGTCAGGCTGCTCTCTGGCATTCCCATACTGAGCTTCAGTTTTCCTCTGTCTAGAGGGCTAGACTGAGGCTGTGGCGTTGGTGTTGGAGACGGTGCTGGGGATGGAGTCGCAGATGGCGCTGGCTGACCACCGATGCCCTGAGCAATGCCCTCCTGAAGCTTCTTCCTTCTCATAGCCTGTTCAAAGGCATCATCTGTTGGCTGTACTGGTGTTCCCATTTCGATTCTCCTTCGCTTCCTTTGCTGTCTGCTTCCTGATTGCTGCTTCCTTACGATCTCGCTCGCGGCGAGCTTTGCTACGTCCCATATGTCTGAGTCGCTCCTTGCTTGGCTTCTAGCGCGACGATCCTGCTCTTCCAGCTCTCTGCTTCCTTGTCGTGAGTCATGGAGTGCTCAAGAGCTTGCCTAGTTGCAATGCCTATACTCTTTAGCTCAGACACAATCGTAGCCATGTTAACCCTTACCTCAGAGATCTCTCTAGCTAGAACGTCTATCTTGACCCAAGTCTCATGCTCTTCCCTGTAGATGTGGCCCTCTAGGGTTGACTTGATTGCTTCAAGCCTCTCGTTAGCGACCCTAATATCACCCTTGTAGGAAACCATGTCAGTCTCCAAGGACTGCTGCCTATCCTCAAGGCGGGAAACTCTACCTGAAACGCTGGCTAGCCAGTAGCCCAGCATGCCCAAAACGATGTACGCAAGACCATGAGCCACACCCATCCAGATTTCCATGTCCAGTCTCCCTCATATCAATCAACCTATTTACTTCTTTGGCTGCTGCCTAATCAATGAAAGAGCAGCCACGCAAGCGGCAACACCGCAAGCAGTCCATTCTTGCGGTGAGACGCCTCCACCCCACAGCGGACTCAACGTTGTCCCGAACGCAATAGCCGCTGCAAGAATCGTTTCCACAACCAACCTAAGCATCTCTGCCTCCTATTTCAGTAGCTTACCACTCAAAGACAATCTCTGCGCCGCCAGAGTAGGACTTGTCCGAAAAGTCGTACTTGAAGACACCAGCGATAGTCCAGTGGTCGCCCGGACGAGCAGCCACAACAGCGCTTAGCTCCCCATCCCCGTTGATGTCAGCCTTCAGCATGACGCTATCCCTCTTTGCGTTCTTGAGGGCTTGGTCTACAGCCTTCTGGATGACATCGTTATTGAAGAACCGAACCTCCTCGTAGACGTTCGGCCCGTAACTCGCCTTAACCAACTTCTTGCTCAACCTATCGTCCATCAGTGCTCCTCCTGCTGATGCTCGCTCACTTCCGCGTACAAGCGATCAACGTCATACCTGAGACCCTTAACTTCCATGATGAGACTCCAGACTCCCGCAGCAGTGCCAAGGATCGCGGCTGTCATGATCGCAACCATACTTCAGGATGTCCTTCATCGGTCACCCTCCAGCCTTACGTTCGGAGCGTTCTCACACCACGTCACGTAGTGCCCACGGCAGTCGGTCTGTGCGACGTTCCCCCTCCAGCCGGGATAGGGCTCACCGTTGCACGTCCACTTCTGATTGCATAGCTCCATCTCGCATGCAGCCCTGTCCGGGTGACCATCTCCCAACACAGGGCATCCGCCGCGAGGAGTGCAGCCGGGGGAGCCACACTGATTGTCCACGCCAGTGTTCGGCATGCAGCAGTAGCCGATGCTGGCGCAGAAGTCAGGCTGATAGATGGTGATCAGTGTGGTGTCCATATGGTTTCCACTTTCCTTCTTGGTGAACTTCATGCGGTCCATGTTGGGTGGTGGGTTTGGACATACGTCGGATGGCGGATCGACCGGCGGTGGCATCCCCTCGTCGCAATCGACAAGCCAAGCATCCTGAGTTCCGCCCGGTGCCCAGCGAACCTTCTTGCCACCATAGTTGTAGATCTGGTAGTTCTCATGGAGCTTTCCATCACAGAAGTCACCCTTCTTGACGCTAATCTGATCCGTAGCGCCCGGAGGCGTATCGTCATGGCGACCGCAGTTGAGACCATACTCCACGCAAAGAACCTCACAGACCAAGCCCATCCACTTGTCTGGATGAAATGTGATTGGGCAGTCTGTTCCAACAGCACAGCCAGACAGTTCCGCCATTGCTTTATTGACTACCGACCCATAGGTTCCGGGGTTCGGAACGCCAGTAAAGAACTCGTTGTCTATCCCCTGAGGGAACTTGCACGTCTCGTTCTCGCAATGGAAGTAGTCCTCTCCCTTGTAGCAATCGCACTGGCCCTCCTCGCACTGAGGCTGCGGAAGCGGCTCAGTACACTCAGGTAGCGCCTCACAGTGCCTAGGATCGCTTGTCGGGTTGTGTACGTACTTCCCGCACGTCGTCCCCGGCTGAGCCCACTCGTACCCGTCGTCCAGAAGAGCCTGACACTCTTCCGTGTGTGGCGGTGGAGTCGGAGTCGGGGTCGGTGTTGGCGTAGGGTTAGGATTTGGAATTGGAGGCCACCAGCCCCCGCAACCCACAAGAACAACCAGCGCGAGTACAGTAAAGCATCTCTTCATGATCCCTCCTTACAGGGACAGTGCAAACAGTGTCGGCTTGACTCCGGGCACAACAGTCCATCCGATATACGCGAACTTCTCCAAATGCTTCAGGCAGTAGTCCATGGAGTAGTCTGGGTCCAATTCCTTCGGATCCTTCCCAAATCTAACGCGACCAGCCTCTAGCGCAAGGCCCATATGCGTAGAGCAGATGTTCCTATTCTTGAGAAAGAATAGCTTCTCCCCGCGAATCTTTCCGCGAGTCAACTTCGTGATCAAGAAAGCCGGAAGACGCCACCACGCATACTTGTCCCCCAAACGCAGATGAGCGTTAGCAACAATTGCCTCTACGTCTTCGTTGGTGAGATAGCGCGGCCTGAATACAGCTACCGCATAACCCTGATTATGCTTATGGCGAGCCCACCACTCATGCTCCTCGACCTTCCAGAGGGCCTCCGAAACATGAGCCATCGCGTGCTCTTTCCCGTCGCGTGGCGGAACCATCCAACCGGCCTTGATCACGACGCCAACATGGTTTGCCCACGTCTCCTCCTCGCCCGGCTCTCTCTCAGCCCAACGAATCAGATTCCCAAGGGTGTTAACGCCACGGGTGAAGAAGATGTCACCCGGTTGTGCGAATGGCAACCTACCGTCTACAAGATGCTCTAGTGCTGGTCTCTTCATTGGAACCTCCCACGCTCCATGATCTGAGCATGACGCTTCGCCCGGCCCGGAGTCTGCCGAGCCCAGAGTGATGCCATCATACTCCTAGCACCTCTAGCATAATCCCCTTCTTGGATCGCTGCTAGGGTGTTCTTGAAGCGTAGGAGACCCTCAATACCCATCTGATATGCCATAGAAAGCAAAACGGCCCGACGTGGGCCGTTCAAGCTCTGCCACCATGGGATGTCCTCATTAAAGGCTTCCCCGATCAGTCGGAGGCGATTCCTGAGAATGAACAGGCTCTCTTCCGGTCGTATTCCGCCGCCCTTTCTCTTGTCCACCATGATCCCATGGCCGATAGTCCAGTAGCCAAGATGGTCCTGATAGACGTGAGGTACGAAGCCTTCTTCTTTCGCTACCAGTTCCTCTGGCTTCATATCTACCCCTCAAAGCTGGTCTTGTTGGCGAAGGGCATGCTGTCCGTCTTCATGACGCGCTCAAAGATCTTCCCCCTGTCAGACAGGCCGACAGGGACGATATCCTTTTCCGCCTCTGAGTTCTCGTCCACATTGAATCGAACGAGGTCGAACTCTGCCCTTCTGTACCCGCCCTCACACTTCACCAAGACCATAGTGAAGCGATGACCGCTCATCTCGTAGTTAGACAACTGTCAACTCCTCCCACTCGTCCCTGACTAGCCTCTCGACCATCCTGACCAACCAAGGTAGCCTCCCGTCAGCCCACGCCGCAACCCCACGAACGAGGGCCAGCCTGTACACATAGCTTAGTACTCTTGGGAGCAACCATTCGAAGTACGAAGGCCAGCTTGGGGTGTACTTCATACTCCCGCACTGGCACACCCTGATGAAGCGCTCGTTGTCGAGCATGTTGAATACTTCGCGCTCCCTAGCCCTCGTAATTACTCGACCACAACTGAAGCAGCGGTAGAAGTCGTAATTCCCATCCGATGTCTTTTCAAAGTACTTCATCAGCACTTTGCTATCAGCTATTCTCATATAGCCCTCACCACCTTCTCGCCCTCGACCGTGTTGGCCTCCCTGTAGGCGTCAAACTGTTTCTTTCCTATGAACTCGTACTCTCCAACATGCTTCGGCTGAACTCCAGTATGCACCCATAGCTGGTATCCCGCCTCCTGAGCATACTTGCAGAACGAGTAGTCCTCACCCATTCCGACCTCTGACGACCTGTTGTCTGGAAACCATCCTCCATGCATGTTGAAGTCAGGAAGTGCTGAGATTGCATCAAACATCGGCCTGCTGGTGTAGACGAGCCCGAACCCTGTCCCATCTATAGGTACTAGAGTGTTAGCTGGGAAGTCGTCCATCATCTTGATCTTCGTCTTGTCCTCGTTCCAGATCCCTGTAAGTGGATTGTACGGCGGTCGGCGCTGGTAGTAGATACTCGTCACGAAGTCGAGATCCCTCTTGTTGACCTCTAGTAGAAGGTTCGTGATGTCGTTTGGCTGGAGGAACATGTCGTTGTCGATCCAGACGATCCCGTCAACGTTCTTCAGCATCGGATGAGTCGTCAGCTTGGTTGCTGCTATGTTGCGAGCACCAGAGTGACTCTCCCTGTCCGGCGAGATGTCACCGACCCATCTGGCACCCTTGTTTGCGGAGTGCATGATCGCAGCCCTGATGTGCTTCTCTACGACAGGTATTGCCGAACCGTACGATGGAACGCACGTAACAACCCTAATGCCACCAAGAACGCTGTCGTCCTTCTCGTACTTCTTGTACGAAGTCAATAGCAGCCCAGCGTTCTTCCTCTTAAACAGCCCCATTACCTCAACCCCTCCTCTTCATCGGAGACCACTAGGAGCGATCCCATTCCCGTTCAAGTGCAAGAAGATAGGATAGGTGCCGTGGACGAGATTCTTCACTCGACCGTTGTGCAACTCAAACTCTCCGTCTTCTTCGTTTAGTGTCGTCTGACCAAGTCTGCACTGATAGTCAATCTGTGTTCCGAATGGAGAGTCAAGATGAACGCTCGTCCAGAACCTCATATCAGTTCCACTCTCGCAATCATTGATACCGCTATCGTCAACCGTCAGTGGAAACTCCCTCTCGCCCCAATCGACAGCTTCTTTGATTAGCCATCCCGGTCCCATCATTGGGCCAGTGTTGATATATCTCCATGGGCCAATCTTACCCTCTCCCATGTAGGGCCATCCGTAGCTCACGTAGTCTGTGATCCTATCGTCCGGCCAGCAGAACTTATCTCCAGCGAACGTGATCATGTTGGTCCAACGCAGATCCATGATCTCCTTCTTGGTTCCCATGAGGAGAGTGTCCCATCCACCAACGAAGATCAGGAGATCGTTCGGGTGGAGATCGCCCTGTAGGCCCTGCCACGCGACCATCCTCCTCCATGAGAAGCGGTCATCGTAGGCGAACTTGTAGTTGATCCCAGCCTGAGTTAGCTGGTTTGCTAGACGCTGAGTGTACTCACCGGGCTCGCTCATGTAGGCAAGCACTAGCGGCTCAGTCGGCACCGTTCCACTCCCCCCTTACCTTCTTGTGTGGAGGAACATCCTTGAGGATCAAGGCCGCTGCGCCGACAATTGCGCCCCTTCCGACCACCACCGGGAAGATGGTTGAGTTGACTCCGAGCACAACGTCGTTCTGAATATACGTCAACTCTGTCGGGTCTTCTGGGTGATTATTACGTGGATGTCTTCGGTCGATGAACTCGACCCCTGAGCCTACAAACACGTTGTCTCCCATCCTGACGTTTCCGATGATCGTGTTTCTAGCCCTGATGGTACAATTTCTTCCGATGAATGCCCCGGATTCGATTATCGAGAACGATTGGATCCGCGTTCCCTTTCCGATAGAAGCACCCTTCAGTACCATTACCTGAGGATATATTTCAATGTCGTTGTAGTTGAAAATATCCTTACCAGTGTTGTAAACAGTCGCCTGAAATAGCACGTAACCTCCTGACTACGGGGTAGCCAGTCGGGCTCATAACCATCTGTGATCATAACACAAAAATGGCTCCCCCCGCCGGAGCGAGAGGAGCCGTTTGTTGTCGAGGGATGCTTACAGTGCGCGAACGAAGACACCGGAAGCAGCCGACGCTGGTGTTGCGCCAGTGGCAACAGCCGCAGCCGC